TACATAACAATAAGCATGTTGATAAGGGAATTAAACGATGAGGTAAAGGGGTCACCAGAATTTCTGGCATACCCCATAGAGTATTTGACCGAACGATCACGATTGGACCCAGACTTCTCCTTCCACACCGGGTAAAGATCGCTGACAAAGTCAGGAACATTGCTAACACATAATTGTAAAAACAGCAATTCAAGTTCCAACAAAACTTCGTTCATTGATCCATCCCAATTGGAGACGTCCATTTCGATAATCCAGGGATGGTCAGCAATCAGCTGTCCATAAAACCCGATATCTTGTGGCGTCGCCTTGGAGGTGTAGTATACCTTCGCATTTCGATTTAAGATCTCTGACATCTTCTTGCCGAGTCCCCAGAAAAAAGGACCAGCACGAGAAAGATATTGATCAGAACGAGATGTGATCACTCGGGGTTTGAAATTATCTTCATCCTTCGGATACGGTTCGTTCTTTACGAAAATGGAGGTTCGGAGGTGTTTAGGGGCCCAAGGGTCATCCAACGCTCTCTGAAGGACAGCTGTACGAGCTACACTATACCTACCGGCTGCCCACTCCTGAAGAGTGGGGATGTTGACTTCGATGTTTCCAAAAATCTTTGGAAGTTGTTTTCTCGCGAAAGGCAAGATGCCAGATAAATACTGGTCATCCCAATCTCGAGCGAAACAAGACCTAATCTGTAAGGCCTTTTGCATCGAATGACAACACTGTCGGGGGGCAAGCAATGGTGCGTCACGAATGACGCTACCAATAATCTCGTGGTCCTTCTCATCACATTCACCAGGATCTTTCATTACAACCTTAGTTTTTGGTTGTTGTAGAGGGATAGGGACGTCTTGTGCGCAAACGGTGCGAAGCCGGAGAGAACTAGCAGGAGCGAAAACGCGACTAGCGCTTTTCTCACTCACAGCAAGCATCTCAGCAACATACCGACGCTTGAAGCCACCTGATCCTGATCCCAACCAACCGAAGCAAAACAAAGCTACCCAAGAAACAAACAATCCCGTAAAGAGATGATGCAAGGGCAAATGGAGGCCAAGGTGGTCAGAACCAATGAAAGTTGGTGTGTAATTCAAAAGGAGAGCGTAACAGACCAAAGGAACGATGAGCAGTAGTGATTGCTGCACAGCCAATCTAGCCATCAACTCAACTTTTGATGTGCCGGAACTTGAACAACGAGCTTCCAAAGCAGCTTCGGCCTTAGCCTTCCACTGCGGAACTGCAGCTTGGTGGTACTTGGCCACTGAAGCTACAAAAGACTCGGAGTTCAATTCATCAGCAATGAACCTGGGAAGGCTCACAAAATCTGAGTAAGAACGTAAGTATTGCGCTCTGGCTTTTCTTGCTAGAGAGTTGCGATCAAACGCACTGCGTTGAGTGACAGCATAAGGCACGAGACCATTTAAGATCTCTCGGATCACTTCCGCAGGTGATGAAACGCAATTAGCGTCATCAGACACTCTCAAGGGAATGTTGTTTTGACCAACGTCCTGAGAACGATGGAGTTCAAACATGCCACAAGATGAGACAGAAATCGGAATGCAACTTGGTGCAGTCCTGAAGGCAACACGGTAGGACTTCTTATCAAGAGAAAACGACACATTCCAAACCCCTTCATGCACGAAGGCATCCACAGAGTGGCTGCCAATTTCATACCGTCGAGGGTTGAAGCAAATCGACTCATCATTCTTGAGTTTACGTCCATACCAACGTTTTGATAGATAGTTCAAAGTTGACTTAGCAGACCGAACCGGGGGTTCATCTTTGCTTTCGTTGACTTTAACGTCATCTCCATCCCGTGACGAATCACGGGGCGCTTCTTTCGAAGCTTTAGACTTTTTCTTTTTCCTTGCGGCTGCCGATTTCTTTTTCGGCTGCCAGCGCTTGGCAGGTCTAAAACCAGGCGCGGCATTCGGTGGATCAAGCGGTTCTGCCCCATCTGGGTCAGGACCTTTCTCGTCTGCCGCATCCGGGATCTTGAGTTCGATCGCCGGAGGTCCCACAAAGGGACCAGGTTGGGCTGGGGCGGCGGGCTCTTCTCTAGGCTGAAAACCAGCTTCTAGATCAGGATCAGCGCCTCCCCTAAGACCGTAATAAACGGAATCAATGCGTTTTGTGTCAATCACGGACTGTTCCGTGAATTGTCGAGAATCCGCAATGCAATTCTCTACACTCTGGCTAACCGAGTGGCCTGTCAGTACAGGACTTCGTGTTTCACAACCGTGGGTAGATGCCATCTCCCTATGGCGTGAACGTAGGCCAAGGCTTGCGCCCCCTAGGACACCTCGTTCCTCCACAATCACTGCACCCGGCTTTGAACCATTAGTGACAGTGATGTCTGAGAACGTGGGTCGACCCAAGTTCAAATCCTCATTTCCTATAATACTCATTTTCATGATGCCTGTTGGCTAGGGGTCGAGGTGCACGGCTCTCATCCGAAGATTCAACCAACCATGCTCAAAATGTGCTGAGAGCAATAAAGGGCTCAGCACATAAGCCACGCGACAGGTTGCCGCCACGTGGG